TCTGACATTGCAAGCTGAATTTGTGCAAGATGTTGGAACATACTGCCCCCTGATAAAAGAAAAGCGGCCCGGGACCCCGTGTGGGGTAATCCTCTGTGACGAGGAAACCGGACCGCCGCGCGTCGAGCCGTGAAGCTCTGTGAACAGTATAGCGCGATCTGCTGGTATTACAATGGCCTGATGCTGGTAAAAACTATCCTGACGCCATCAAGCCGCGAATGCATAGCACTGAGTAGCGAGGTCGTCTTGATCAATTCCGATATTGATTTTGTAGTCACCAACAAGGCCAGCCATAGTTAACTGCGGGAACGCTTTCAGAGCGTTTGAACCAGCTTTTACGGTAAAATCCTTATTATCAGGATCGGTCAATTGTGGGTTAACACCAGTAATATTCGTGCTATCAAGTGTGCCTAGATATGTGGTAGAAATGTCTGTGGTGTTGTTATAGAAAATATTATACATGATCAGCATTCCGCCATTTGCAACCGTGTCAGATATTGCTGTGCCACATGTATGGAAGATGCAAGCCATGATTGGTATGGTCCGTAGAAACGCGCCGTCTGATTTGATGCCATATGAAGTGCATTTATAAAATATGCAACCGTGCAGTTGCGCGCCAGTACCGGTCGCCGCTGACTGGATTAAACCGTTAGTCAACGTATCGAATACGCAGTAAAAAAATCGCCCCGTATTTGTCGATGCGAAGGAAGCTCCCGTCAAACTATCATGCAGATAGCAGTACAGTAAGTTGTTCGTCCCACCTGCCAGCGCTACACCGGACGCCGCAGTTAGCTCACACAATATATAGTAAGTAAAACTTTGAGAAGCAGAAGATGTCGCGCTTGCGCCTGAATTATTAAACGAGCAGTTATAAGCTATGCCGCCTGTACCCCCGGAAACAAGCGTCTGTCCTGAACGAGATCCATCGTAACGAACATGTGAGGTGCGCCAATATTGCCCGAATGTGAGTCCATTTGAACTCATATTCAGAATTGGTCGATTAGTTCCGGTAGGAGCGTCGCCACGAGTAGTATTGTATCCCTCAAACACAATGGGTGCCGTTGCTGTAGACGAAGTTGATGCCACAGAAATAGCCGCTGTATATGTGTAGGTTCCGCCCCGAATCCACGCTTTATTCCCACCAACCATCTGTTCGAAATGGGCATCAAGTGGGACAAGTAAGCGACCACCTACACGTCCATATCCGTTGGTCATGTTATTTGATGTGCCAATCACGCGATCAATTGTTATGGTGTTTGGATCAACATACGTCATTACGCAATACAGACCCGCTGTATTTCCGGTACCCGGAGCGGTGTATATGTTTAGTATGCTGCCAACAATACTAGAGTCGAAATTCCCGCCTGCTGACGTGACTGTGGTGGAATTTGCGGTACACGCAAGATCAAGCCATTCCCTATAATAGCTGTCAGACTGGCTATAGTCCGTACCGGCACCAGAAACCCCTGATGCATAACCGCCGCCGTTATTTTGATTTCCACCAGTTCCGTACTCTAATACTGTGGTCGCATCAAGAGCCATCTATTCACCCCGTTATAATTTGATTGCTGTTACGATTCCACCCATCATCCGATATGTCGGCGCCAGTAGGAATCGATACGTTGTCCATGTTGCACTGGATGAAGCGAACATTCTGCATGTTTGCTGGTATCGAATTGTATGGCGGGACCACTCCTTGTCTCGGTGACTGGTAAAAACATGAATTGATTACGCAGGTGTTATCAAATTCAGCAGGGTCAATCTCAGATAAATCAACGTCAGTGAAATCGCCATGCGAATATTTCTCATTCACTTCCCACGTCCTGCCGTTCAAACCGCACTCTGTAAATGTTGTCATACTCTCGTCACCCTCAACTGAACATGGATTATTTTACACGTCGTCACACTGTCAAGATTGACAGTGAACAGATCATTCTGAGCAATGCTGGTGTCTGACCAGCTGGACACGTTGGCGCTATTTGTCTGGGCGCTGGATAGGGTAGGCTTATTTCCCGATCCACCAACAATGGACGAACCGCCCACCTTGATGTCAACCACCGCAGACCCGGACGCATCTGCCGCAATGTACCAACTGTCTATCGTGCATGCGTATGGTGCCGGCAGTAGGCAGTATGCCCCAGTGGCCGGGACCGATCCGCCACCATTAATTACGAAAAACAGCGTGCTATTCATCCCTGAAATCGCGGTGACTGGGTGTGAGCTGGCCGCGTCACGATTGATCAGCGTGTTGTGGTCAGTTGGACTGATGTTTGCGCTTGAAACCTGCCCAGTGGTGTGCATTGGCGTAGCTGAAATGTATGTCGGAGTGCCGCCAACATTCCGGTATATCACGCGATACACCAGCCGCCATTCGCGGGTTGAGAACCCGTAGACAGTCGCAAGGGCGCTATTTGATGCGGCTGTAGTAGTTAAATGTTGGTTCTGGCCAACCACAACAAAATAAGGATAGTTAATATCGTTTGTATGATAAACGTCGTTTATAACATATTTACTCGCGTCTACGCTTGCAAGTGTTCCAGCATTGTCATACTGTAGCGCACCAGTGTTAACAGAATACGGCGTGGATGTATTCGGAACAATTCGTGATGCTGTCAGACCAGCATTTCGATAAACAAGCGTGCATGTCGTTTTCGTTCCGCCGGTATCGTTTGGAATATCCTCGTCAAACATAAGGCCCTGCGACATTGACAGCGTAGTATTGGTAAAAGTTCCGATTGACCCCGAGCCGTACAGCGCACCAAAAGCCATATGGTGGGCATAATGTATGCCCCGATCCTTCAGAATCCCATGCCGTTCTTCACCAACAGAATAATTTGAGCCGTCCTTGTAAACGGTAGCAACCGGCACATTATTACTCAGAATATCCCACGGACTGGTAGAAACGCTCAGTGTTCCTGAATCGGTGTAATAGATATAGTGTTGTGTCAGGTCTGTGCTGATTGCCACAGATTGGGTCGTTGTCTTGTTTATTTTCGTGCCATTCGCATAGACGTTGTAATTTGTACCCGTCGTGATTTCAAAATTACTACCGTTCATTGCGATAGTGCTGGACGTGCGGTTTTCAAATCCGTGCAGTGCCTGGGCGTTCACATTCGCAGAAGACAAAGCAGTTCCGTTGATCTTATACGATTGACCAGAAGGTATGTTTATCGTTCCGTTATCGTCAACAGTCACAAGTGAATTTTGGATCAGCTTTCCAGTAGTCGAGTCGTATCTAGCAATGGCATTATCGGTGCTAGATGATGGGCCAACTACATCACCAGTACCACCAGCGCCGCCAACAATTCCGCCCCCTGTTGTTCCTACTGCCTGTACAAACGTGGATGTTCGTAAATTTCCAGAATCATCAAACCATAAATACCTTTCAACTGAATTTGGCTGAGATAACCCTATAAAACCAGAATAATTTCCGTTGTTTGACCAAATACCAAATGTTGTATTGTAATAACCACCAACTGAACAATTTAAATATGCTTTACGATCTACGCCGGGTGTTTGATCATTATTCTCAATTGATGCACGCACGACGTTATATACAGGCGTATCATTTATAACTATATGCGTGTGTGCACCAGAAAGATCACCGATCACTGATCCATTTGTTGTTCCAACATGATTAAATGTCGATGAATGACGAAGTTTCCCAGTATCATCAAACCACATGAATCTTACAGTTCCATTACTTTGATCTAAGCGTATATATGGCGCTGGATATGATGCACCTGCATGTTTGTAAATCCCTAAAGAACTGTATCTTGTATCAACTTTTACATATAGTTCGGCAGACTGACCGTCAACTAGCGTTTCACTAGAAACCTTTGAGTAAACTGAGCCTGATGAAACGCTATTTATAGTTTGATGATAATGTGATGATGGAGCAAAAACGACAGGTATTCCTGATAAACTTGAATAAGGTATTTGAGCGCCGCCACTCCCTACAGTGTGATTATGCGAATCACCACTTGTAACACCGTTTCCAACAGGAGCGTATACGCCTGAATGGTTATGATTTACTGGTGAATAAACCCCAGTGTGAGTATGTCCATCAAGCGAATATAAAAGCCCATGATCATGATTACCTGCTGCTGCCTGATATGCGCCAGTTCCTATTGAATGATGTAATGCAAGCGGACTTGAATCTGTATCAGGTGATTGATGTGTATTTGACTGCAATAATTTATCAACAGTATGTGTATGATTTGATGGCTGAAATGATGCTGGTATATTTTTAAGATTTGCATAAGGTATTTGCGCAGTTTGACTACCATCATGAGTATGCGCGCTTCCACCATCCACACCATTACTGAATAGCGCGTATACACCTGAATGGTTATGATTTACTGGTGAATAGTCTCCTAGATGATTATGATTTCCTGCCGCTGCCTGGTATACGCCAGTTCCTATCGTGTGATGAAGTGCAAATGGGCCTGAGTCTGTATCAGGCGATTGATGTGTATTAATTACCTCTAGCTTATCTACTATATGCGTATGTGCAGATGGAGTAAATGATAACGGTTTATTTGTTAGGGTATTGTAATTTATAAATGCCCCGTCAAATCCATTATGAGCATGACTATTTCCATTTGTAACTAGACCAGTGTGACTATGTGATACGGCTGCCTTTCCAGATAGGGCGCTATTCAGGTCTGTTTGATCTGCCAGTGTTCCGGTTATTGATCCCCATGTTCCGCCACCACCTGACCCGCCTGAAATCTGCAATCCCATTTGTTGAAGTAATCGCACAGTTTTATCAAGCTGCTCACCAAGTCCGGCAGCGTCAAATGGATAAGCCGTTGGATCATAAGTATTAGATAATGGCTCTTCAAGTCTCAATTCAATTGTGTAATCGGAAGTTAATGGATCAATTGTATTTGGAATAGGATACGTCACAACCTTGCTTGATGTATCGACAGAAAAATTCGTTGTAACCTCTGTTTCAACGCCATTTGAATCAGTTACATAAATCTTTAAATAAGTATCATCTGTATCACCGTCAGGCAGCGTGAAATCATAATCCCATTCAGTTTGATTTCCGTCGCAAACATATGGACCACTCTTTGGGATTTCTACGCCAAAGGTCATAACACAGAAGCCCTTTCCACGTTTAAAATAATCGAAAATGGAGTAGCAGTCGTATCATCTGGTGTGTAACCACTAACAGTCTGAAGGCATCCGATTAAATATGGTGTACTCTGAAATGTAATAACCTTGTTTGGTGGTGTCGCAATTTCCGTAAATGCATAATCACCCATAAGTGAAAGCGCAGGCAGTTGTAGCTTAAAGCAAAATCCTGATTCAGCTTTTAAAAAACCGATGCCATCGTTATCGTTTAATGCCGTGATATTCGCATTAAATAAATACAGATTGAAAACACCAGTTGCCAATGATGCCGGTATAGCTGAAAAATTTACCTGCAATGATGCGCCAACAACCTTAATAGTCTCGTTCGCATCAAAGGCAGTTACATCGAATACACGATTGACTTTTGTGCCGGTTCCAGACCCGATAAAATCAAGTGCTGAGTAAGCCGTATTGGTAGCGGGCTTTGTAAATGATGAAACTAACTGAAAAGATTTCTGATACGGATATAAAGCCATGGCTTACCCCCTTGTTAAATTGAATGCTATTTTTTGTATATACATAAATTTTACCATGCAATCATTGATTGTCACTACTTATCAGCCTTTTTCCGGCGCACCATAAGATCGATTGGCTTCGCTTCCATCTCACCTGTCATAATGTCGTGGGCATTCCACAACAGTACATTCGCCTGAGTTGCCCAAGGCACTCCTGGCCAGTATGTTGCCGAATTACTCCACTTCTCAAGTTTCTCTGAAAACTCCGCGTCTTCACGCACAAGCATTGCCTCTAGCGCTGATTCAAGCGGTCGAGTGAACGCAAATGATGTTTGCGCACGCATCTTTTCCTTCTGGCCAGTTACAAACAGGCCGACATTCCGGGATATCAGATTCCCAACAATCGGGATTGGACGCACCCAAAAATCTACATCTTTACGCACAAAATACTGTAGCCAGCTTTCATCATCGTTTTTCCTGTCACCCATAGCCATCGATGTGGCAACTGGCATGAGAAACATATTGGCGGCCACCCAACTGGAAATCCCGATTTTATCATTTATGCTCAATGGTTCTTTCATTTCTTGGCCGGCCAAATAGATATGCTCCACCTGGGTATATGCCCAACTCATAAAAAGATTCAATGCCCTACGCCAACCGGTCGTCTGACGCAATACCTTTGGCCTGTCTTCAGCTGCCGCAGATGTGAAAATTTGAACCAAATTAGAGTTAGCAATTTTGACGGCTTTATTCTCACCGATGCCCATGGCAATAGCACGATCATAACTCTCATTCCATACAGCGCTTTCACATATTGTTGATATTGTATGGTAGAACCCGAATATGAGGGAATTTAAAAGCCTGCCACGCTTCTTATTTTGGAAGTAGTCGTATATGTCAGTGCTTCTGCTTTTCATTCTGTCACGGGCAACCAGAGACTTTTCAAGCATGCGATTTGTATGCTTTGAGAAATGCTGAGTATCTTCAAGCTGTTTTGCCTGATTATTCATGATCACATTACCGATATCTGCTGCGCTCTGGAAAATTGAGCCTGGCGCTATTTTTGCTACCTTTCCAGCAACACCAAACACGCCGGACTTAAATCCAAGTTTATATGGAGCCGTGAAAAATAAGCTGGATAAGTCACCTGTGGCTTGCCGAATATTCCATGCCATTGTTGCTACGGATGTGGATCGCGCAAAAACATCCATATACTTTTCAAGATTTGCCACCTTTGAATTTTCAGAATTTCCATTTGTAGCAACAAATTCAAAGTAGTTTTTCAAGTCGTTAAAAGATTCATCACCGTGCTTAGACGACCATATGTTTTTAAAATCATTCGATTTCAAAAGTTTGTTCAACCCAAGTAGGTTTTTCCTGTAATAGATATCACGCAACACAAGATCAATTTGATGAATTCCACGGATTGGATCAATATCAACAACATAGTTCGCCCATGCTGATCTTGCCTTAGTGTACCCATTCGCTGTCAGTGTGTGATATGCGGCTGAATCAGGCAAATCATATTGATCAAAATATTCGCCTGTTGCAAAGTTTTTATCCCGCTTCAGTGGTGCATACCACCCTTCAACGTATTGTGATTTGATATTGCCACTTTCATCACGAACCTTTACAGCCATCACGCGCTTATCAACATCCCTTGGCGCAAAGCCCTCTATCTCTAGGTAAGTGTCAACTACATTCTTGTCGTCTTTTCCTGAAAATATTTCATCACACACTTTGCCATATTCGCGAATGTAATCCCACATTTCAGGCGTCATGTACTTATCCAAAATCGTGTTGACATAGTCATTTGTCCAATGATCGCCAAACATATTAGAAAAACCAGTCACTACCCGATCAAGCCCACTTTCAGTGCCAACAAAATGAGCAATTCCAAGAACTTCATACATAGACAGTTTTCGGCCCTTCTCCCACTCAGCGTCCACATACTTTTTATGGAGTTCAGGCAAATTCAGTTTTTCCAAATATTCGGAAAGATGATTCAATATTGGCAATCGCCGTGCTTCATACTTCGCCCTGGATTCACGCAACGGATCAGTGATTGCACGCCATATCGGATTTTTCGTTGGGTTTTTCACATCACCAAAAGCCAAAGCAAGCGTTTCCACTCTGAACATATAAACCTTAGCTGATGATATAAACCCCTTCACACGGTTACCGATATCTTCCTTGTAATTGAAATCCTCTGATACTGTTCGAGAACCTTCAACCTTCAAACCTTTTTTCCGAACATAGTCAGATATCTCAGAAATAAACTCACCAAAATCCCTACGCTTCTCACCAATCAATATCGTGTTCTCGTCATTGGCAATCTTTCGTATTGCCTTTGTGGTGTCATACAAGTCATGTAGCTGGCTCAAAGACAGCGCCTTGATATCCATATACAATTCAGGATCACCAAGCCAATATGGCAAATCAATCTTGTCAAAATATGTGTTGTACCAATCTGGGAATGTCGTTTTAAAGAAATCATCAAAAGATGAATGCTTTACACCAAACCGACCAAGCAAGTCAATCATAGCGTCAAGATGCACCTGATTTTTCATCAAATCTTTCCTGACTGTTGCAGTCTTATAAATCGATCTGATATGGCGCTCTGCAAGTCTGGCCTGCTTTACTGCCGCCCTGTATTGGCTGGCAGCAAGTATCTGTTCATATTTCGCAGACACCGCCTTATACACATTGCGATCTTTAACGGCCTTTGCCGACAATACCGCATGATTTCGCTGTTTTGTGATCAATTCCCTCAGCGCTTTTCTCACCTGGGGCAATGTCATTTCAGATACTACACGCCAGCTGGCGGCATCAATCTCGTCCTGTCTCGCACGGATATCCTTGAAATAACCCTTGATTTCTTTATCTGCTGATTGTATGAAAAGTTTTTCGTACATTTTTTCAGTCTTTGCACGCAAAATCTTTTCTTCATACTTTTCTTTCAATTCTAATTGATCAAATAGCGCAGAGTATAAAATAGAATTTACCGCCTGCTCTTTGTCCCACTTCATAAACTCTTTTTGATCAGCCAATTTTTTCCGCATTTCAATACGTGTATTTTGTTCCTTCTGTTTTGATTTCTCAACGACAGCTCTCAGCTTTTCAACATGCTCAGCCTTTAATTCTGGAATCTCGATATCACGCAATATTTCCTCATTCGTCGGAAGCTCACCTAACTGCTTTAACGCCTCATGCTCAGCAATGAGCGCCGTGATTGTGTCCCGGTTGTGATACGCTTCCATTGCCTTTTCATGGAAATCCGAACTATCCATGAGCACTGGGTATTTTTCTTGTGCCGCTTCTGCAACAGCGGATTCTAAGAACTTTGACGGGCTTTCAGATTGACGGATAATTTCAGCCGCCTCAAGTATCGTCTTTACCCCAAGCATTTGATCAGACCCAACAAGCTCATCCGCCGTAACCCGACCTTCAAGCACATCCGATGCAACACCCTGCATGTACATGTGCGCAATATCAGGATCATCGAATAACCCGGGTTTGTCGGTGCTCCAATTTTTCAAATACCCATACACGCCACCACGCCACATATCATTGGCGATAGTGCCGTCCTTCTTTTCGTTAGATTGCTGGTCAATGAATTTCTCGCGGCTTTGTAGGTACTTGCCTTCAAGCTCGTCAGACATTGCGCCAACAAGCCGCCTGAACGCCTTCTCATTTCCATCCTCACTGTATCGTCGAAGCCGGCGAAGCAGGGGAGTGGCAACGCCTGATTTTCTCAATTCATTCCATGTTGAATCGCTTTGAAGATCAGCACGAACCTGATCAATTTCATCCTGGGTGGCAAGCATTCGATCAAAGAACCCGCGAATTTTGGGGTTTATGTTGATACCAAGATCAGTATCAATGATCCACCCTTCTTTTCGTAGGGTTGAAATCTCCTTGCTTGGCAATACTTCTTGTGGCAATATCTGTTTTTTCAGAACGTATGACTTGATCGTAGAATAAATTTCAAGCATCCATTTCCTGAAATTACGGAATGCACTTTTCAAGTCTTTGCTTGGCGCCTCACCATTTTTCAAATACGCCTCAAACGAACGTGCAAATGTCTCCTGCTGCTGAGTCGTTATGGTTTCCTGATCATCCGCAATTCCAAGCCAATCACGGATCAACCCCCAATTCTCCGCGTATTCCTCTGATATCTCTCGCCCGCTTTTCACAAACTCAAACTTATCCTGAAGGAAGACATGCGCCATTTCATGCATAAAGCTCGATTGGTTTGAACCCTTGAAAATATTTATCACCCTTGGAAGCGTATCAAGATCAACTGATGCAAAAGTCTTTCCGGGATTGTACTGTGCTTTTAAATGGTCATTAAACGCCTGCTCTTCATCCGTTAGCTTTGATACCAAATCATAAATCTTACGCTCAGTATGAAACTCCCCGCGTGATAGCATATCAATCACTTCGTTCATATCGGATGTACCGAATAACTCAGGTGAAACGGTATCCCAAGGAATTCCCTTTTTCATATCTGTGGTGAAAGTGTCTTTCGGATAGGCATTGATTACCTCAGAAAAATCGGATGCGTTATCAGGTGATATAAATATCTTCTGCTTTGATTTCTTTACGAATTGACGAACCTTATATGCCGGATCATTCTTGGCTGTCTCCATGACTTCCATTCTGATTCGTGACCGCATTGCCGCACGATTTCCGGTTTCAAGGTGAATTGGCCCGTAAATATCAGGTAATAGAGAATCAACAACTTCATCAAATGATCGGCCACTTTCTTGCGATTCACGAACAATTGATTTCATCACAATGGCCGTTTGTGATTCTGCCTCTGTTTTTATTCCACGGCCAGTGCGACCAGTTTTCTTGTATGCATTTTCAAGTCGTTGCTTTAAAATTGCTGAAATCTCGTCATGACGAACTTGGTTTTCAGAAATTATTTCCTCAAGCGCTTTACGACCATCCTTAACAAACTCATCCACGCGCTTTGCCTGGTTAGCCGTCAAATCATCCCGTGACATTCGCACAGACCCTGGCATAAGATCAGATAGCGATTTGTTTTCTTCAACCGGCTCCCTGACGGCATCACTCCATTTTTCCAGAGGAATTTCAGCGTACTTGCCGCCATCCTCAATTGCTTCCTGATAAAACCGTTCAAGCCCTGCACGCCTGAAATATTCGCGTGTTCCTTCCTCACCAAACGATTCATGGAAATCTGTAATGTCTATACCTACAGTCGGATGCTCGTGTTCGCCAGCGACCATTTTAGCGTGTTCCTCTGCCAGATGCGGGGCGCGCTCATGCATGTCATTATTTTTGATCGCCGCGTTAATCCCTTCTATGGCATCAACACTTTCAGTGGATTTCGCAAGTGATTCGCTCAGGCCCATCATGCGGCCCAGCGCCTTTTTGGTGCCTAGACCAATCAATGATATTGTGCCGGCTCCAATAAGTGTTGGGAGAATCGCTTCTGTGGCTGATGATATCGCAATGTCACCAAAGTCTGACGTCTTGTCATACTGCTCACCCTGAATTGCCGCATAGTTGACAGCCATCTTTGTTGCAAAGTTCTGTGCGTAGTTATCAGCAAACGCAACAGCATTGGCTTTTACAAGGTCAACCGTCGCAGTAGCGATAGCATTCTCAAGGGTTTTCCCTGAATACTTTGATATGTTCGATGTGATCTGCTTCAAAGCAAGTTTTGTTGCAGGCGTGTTTTCAGCAATCTTGTTCAGCATTGGAATGCTTGACTTTGAAATCACTGATCCCACACCTTTAAACCCGAACTTTGCAAATGTGGCAGTTCCGGCAGCGTTCAACACTGCGACAGTAAACCCGGCAACATTGGATGCCCGGCGTAAAGCATCAATATTGCTGATTCCAGCATCAACGCCCATACGCATTGCCATTGCAAATGCCATGTCCTTCGAGTAATTGAATCCAGATTCTATACCAGCTTTTGCCGGTTCATACGCGGCACCAAGCCCAACACCGATGCCAGCCCCAACCCCGGCGGTAGCGGGAGACGCGGCACCGGCCCCACTGATAGCGCCAGCAACAGCGCCAGCTGATGCCCACTTCACCATTTTCAAACCGCGATATTCTTTGGCACCACGAACAAACCCATTTTTCACAGTGCCCGCAAGATCGACCAATTGCCGTCCTATATTCGACGCAATGAATGGCACTGTTTTCCATCCGGTCGGCGTTTCAAATTTCTGCTGATACGCGGAAAGCTCCCTCATCCTTTTCAACAAGTCCGCCTGCTTTGCCTTGCTCATGTTCGTATTATTAAGCTGGATTGCCGCTTCATTCAGCTTGCGATCAATTTGGTTGTAACGGCTTTTCTTGGCATAGCCCTGGACAACGCTTTCAAAAAAACCGAACTCCGGGCCACGCTCAATGGTGGCCGCCATTGTATCAGGTTCTTTCCAAGCATTTGATGTGGCCGGCAATTCGTTAGAAAGCTCTTCCCATGTCGGTGTGCCCTGCACGATATCATGCAGAGTGTTTTTAACCGTCTGCTCAGAATCAATCGGAATTTCATACGCCTTCACTCCGGCGTTCTTAGCCAGGTTCGACCGCATGATTGCTTGTTCCGTCTGGATTTCTCGCTGTTGATAATATGAAGCTCGAAGCTCGTCAGCTGATACTGTGTCTACTTCCTGGCCCCATAGGGTAGGAGCCACGCGCCGTGCTTCTTCAGGGCTTAATTCTTGGTATCTTGGCATTAATATGTCACCTTGTAATATTTCCCATTACGATACACGATATCTGGCTCCTGTAACCATTTTTGTGTTTCAGCTGGCAAATCAGATAGCTTAACTCTTCCTGCATTTAAATCCTTGATCCATTCTGACTTTGTTTTCTGGAAAGGCATCACCTTTGTCTTTTTTGTCCCAAACCCAAAACGGCCACGGCCAGTGATTACCTTTACGGAAGTGAATGATTCCTCATAAAATTTATCGATCTGCCCGGAAGATGGCTGTTTGTTTTCCTTATTCACATAATCATTCACACGAGAATCAACCCAACTTTCAACATTCTGCATATCAGTGATGGACATAACCTTGATCTGATCATCATATTTCTTCCGAATATTATCAGACATGTTATAGTCATTGCTTTTTATCTTTGTCAGAACAGGTATCCCGCGATAACCGGAAACGGTAACAGCATCTTCAAGTCGAAGCCATGGATTTTTCACTAGCATGTCTTCAGCCGAATTATACTGACCAGATAATAATTGACGTGTGAATTTATTCAGCTTATCCCTATATAGCTTTTCTTCTGATGCTTCCTTTGGTGCCGGTGGCTGCAATTGATTTATGATTTGTGTTTTCATTGCACTCTTCACATCACTTGATACATTCGACGCCGCTAAATCACTGAGCAATTTCTTTTGTGCAGCCGGTATTCTTTCAGGTCTGTTTTGAACATACAATCTGGCATTGTTAATTCGATCAATCCAAGACACCGTATCCGTATTATCCTGATTGCGCTTTGTTTCGTCCTTAATGGAAAACTGCGATTTGACTGCTTGGGTAAGGGCCTGTATTTGATCAGGCGAACCACCAACCTTTTGAACAGCATCAATCGCATTTTCAAGAGCTTTAGGGCCCTTACCATAGAATTTGTCAGCAATGTTTTCCGCATTTGTCTGAAGCGTCAAAGCCGCCTTAACACTCTCGGCTTTCTGCATATAATCGGAATACACAATGGACTTTTCACCGCCCAGGATATCAGCGTTTGATTTAATCCGTGCCATAGCTTCATTATAGTAACCACCTTCAAGCATTGAAGTGACAAGGGCACCAAATGCTTTCTGTGACACATCCCGAAATTTTGAGTCTGTTATCGCTTTAGGTATGCCATTTTCAGCGTCATTGGACAGCATCATATCGTAGATTGACTTGAATCCTGATTTGATATTTGAATCAATTGGATTATTGATGATATCACTTGCCGTCTGGCTGATCAGACCATTTGTCAGGTCGGTATTATAGGCCTTCTTCTGTGTCAACTCGCTGGTAGAAATCTGATCAATGGCATTAATTCCAGATTCGGTCAAAACCTGACGATATTTATCTCGGTATTCAGGATATGCAATTGACTGTAATGATTTCTCAACCCGTTCATTTCTCCACTTCTGATATTCTTCAGTGATTCCTTGTGCGTCCTTACCCCTGCGGTCTAATAGATCGCGACGTTTAGCGCTATCCTCAGATTGGAATCTAATCAATTCCTCATTTACCGCTGTCTGTCTGTTCTGTTCTTCCATTGCCTTCAATCGTTCGGTAACCTGCTCAGATGCTTTTTGGAGTGTGCCCCATGCGGCGGCAGTGGCCTGGGCCGCTTCAACTCCAAACGCCTGCTGTATTGGCTGGGCGATTTCTTTGGATGGAGCTTGGATTTGCTGTTGATATTCTGGTAGCTTCATTTCTTGTCCTCACCCTTGCCTTGACCCATCATTGGTATCCACCGGCTTGAAACGCTCGATGCAGTATCCAGCCAGGTCATTGCCGACTGTGCTGACGAAGTCTCGAGAGCATATTTACCAGATTGCCGTAATTGCCTTTGCTTCTCCCGGCTTGTAGCAATCAAATTCTGTGCGGTCTGTTGCAATATGGTCTTATCGATAGCCAACTGTGAGGCCGTTGATTTGGATAGCGCCTTTAATCCGGCGCCCTCGTAACCGGCAGAAGCGGCGGCAAGTGTCTGTTCATCCTCAACTGATGCCGCGGCCCGTGTGATTTCGCTTTCCTTCCGACTAACCTGAAACACATCCTCAATAGATCGCTTTTCCTCAGCGACGGCTAGGCTGTTATAATATTCCTGTTCACGCCTGCCGGCCTCAGCCTGGGCCTCTGCTTTTTGACTGCCGGAAAATATGTCGAAAAGGGTTTGTGCCGCTGCAAAAATAACCATCAAATCAGCCATGATTCACACTCCTATTCAATATTCATGATAATCCCTGCAATCTGAGAAGGCAAAGGGCTTTGCTGTTCGTGATAAAACTGTGATGCTTCCCATGCGTTTTCACTCGAATGCCGGGACAGCAAATCAAACTCTTCCCACCCGGTAAATGGCTGTTCAGGACTGCCAATACTCGTTGATCTGGCCGGCACTTCAATCTTTTCCGCTTCGCTCGGACCAACCCAACCACCAACGGAATCAACCCACCGCACTTTTACTTTCGATACCTTTTGCTTTTGTGCGTGACCGGATTCGCCTTGTCTATCGACTACCTGATGTAAGGGCTCAAACTTTGCTGTATATGGAAGACCGATTTGAATTTTCGAGGCGTTTGAATCAAGCGTCAAAGTGGCGGTCTGTCCTGTAACTGTCTTTCCAGATATCTTGTATCCGTCTGCCAATACTCCGATAGTCTTTCCTTCATACACATAAATATCTGTATAAACTGTCTCTGCCCATGTCTTCGTTGGTGACTGACTTGTGAGTGTCTGGCCAGCATCAACAAAAAAAGCGTCAGTAATCGATGTGTAATTTCTGGAATCAAGCCATTCAACCTCATAGGTTTTCAGTCCATAGTGCATGCGCTCCACCACAATAAACAGCTTGTCAAAATCACCAGACATTACAGCAATGTCATGGATAACGCCACCAAAGTCGTGAATGGAGAAAGCGGCAATTTGAAGCTGACGTGAATAGGTGAGTGATACCAATTTACCGTCTGACCTCAGAAGCCAAACGATTCCCCAAGGCTTTGCCTGATACACTATCCGCTTGAACGTGTACCCATTGAAATACTGCCGGCAGAATACCTGCATTTCAGTGTTGTCATAGCTGTCATTCTGTTCAGTGTAGTCGAACGCCCTCAATGACGATAGCCCGGACTGAAGATACATGATCGTTCGGTCGGCAATTACCGGTTCAATTGCACCTGAACCAACACCAGACGATTTCCGTGTGATCGGAATATTCAACGGACCATAACCGGCAGTATCTGGAATTACAGACCACTCTCCACGCTTTGTGAATATGATCAGGTCACGAAATGAAATCACATTGGTGATTGTTTCTGTGCTCTCAGATGGCAAATCAACGTTCATTGCATCCGCAGGCTGTACGGGATTATTGATTTTGAAATTGAAATAGTCACCTGGCTGTGATTCCCACCGGGTATCTGGTTGGGAAGTAGTGCAAGCAAAACCAAGTCGGTTCTGATAGAAGTACACGACCGATGGCCATCCATCAATATCATTGAACGCATCAATTTCAATGGTGTCATAATCGATATTTGTATTCGGTGCATCCACTGTATTCAGTGTGGGAACAGATGATGGCGGTGGTGTGATGGGCGTGAAATAAGACTGTGAATCCTGTATAACACCATAACTCTCATAGGCAAATGCATCCGTATTCAATTCAAATGAAACAGAATCACCAGCACCACCATTCTTTATTACAATCTTGATCGCGCACTTTTCGTTGAACGTGAATGATCCATAAGTACCGACTGTGATTTCCTTGCCTAGAATCCAGTTACAGTCAGTGCCGACAGTCAGATTCATTTCAGTTGCATAATAGAGCTTTATGTAATATGTCCCGGACTGTGATCCGGTAAACGAATAGTAAATTGTTCCATTACAAATGATTGGCGATAGATACCGCGTGATTGCTGTAGATACCGTTCCGGTGTACTTGTAGGCAGGGTAGAACTTGTTCAGCTTGATATTGGCGCCGTAGATATTGGAAGCGCCCCACTTGTACCCTGAAAATGGACTGGGGCCATACCCACTTGCCTTATCAATCGCCAGGTCAGAATCAGAATAAAAGAACGGACCATAGTCAAGCGAAATATCTTCCAGATAAAAAGCATCAAGCGCATAAAATTTCAGCACCTTGGGCTTTTTTGTGCCAGTCACAAACACAATTAAATCCCGGTGATGGACGTGCTTAATCAGCTGGATGTCATTAGCGTCATAATCTGTTGTGATTTCTGGGTTGATAATTGAAGCCAACACCCCGACCTTTGTATAGATCAGGTCATTCATAAATTCATTCAGCCGGTACGCACCTTCAGTATATGGAAATTCGTCATATACGATATTTGAAGTTGGTAAAGTGCCGTCCCACATTGAATCTGTAGTGACCCACCAGTAACTTATATCCAAACTAAAGCCGGAACCATTCGCAACAAGATAGGAGTTTACAGCGCTTTTCGAGTTTTTTGATCCTGTTGTATTCGCAAATTTAAAGGTGAAAAGTGGCTTTGTATTGTATGTTGTTTCTGTAATCACAAAATTATCGGATGAATTCACAGCAACTTGGACATAACAACATGGCAATCCAACTGGTGTATCGCTCACAATGTAAGTGTTAGATGTGGAATGGATAGTCATGTGAGCGGTACCGCTTTTCAACGTATACCCGCTGCCGGTTTTCACATACTCAAACGGGTTATAATACCCGGTATATTTTCGCTTTGTTAAAGTTAAAGGTGACCATTCATTAAGATTGTTCGTATCTAAATTTGTAGTTGTAGCGTCTGAGTTTAATATCCGCATTTTTGTTGGTGAGAACTGCAAAATATACTTCTCACTGTCTGATATCTCAAGCGGTATGATGCGATTCGCATACTGCATATTGTTGAATTGCTTTGTGAAGTGCGTACCTGGGCGCATCATCCAGTTTCCTTCAGGCGTGATGAAGCCATTTTCACTTGTCTTAATTCCGTACTGTACGCGCTGAATATCCTGTCTATGATAGAGGGCAGGGCTGATCACACCACCTGAAAATGACTGTTGCAGTTTTTCAACCATGTCTACCTCGCGTCTGTGTATGTGCTTGTTTCAGGTAATATGATTCTTTGCTGGGCGTTATCCAGACCCTTGGCCTTCATTTTCGTCATTTCATACATCTCAATATTGCTTTTCCGCTTTTCTTCCTTGTCGGTCAAAAACACGGCCATTTCAGCGGCCAATTTGTATTTGATCGCTTCAATAACGTGTGCAGTATAATCCACCGTCGGGCTGACATTCTTGATATAAACTGCATGGGCATCATCAAGGTTCGTAACAATGATTCGATTTGAAATCGACGTGTCACGAACAACATCCCATTTGTCCGCAATATTACCAAGTGAATCGTTCACTGACCTCAAGAGTAATGCAGATGCCGGGAAAGTGTAGGCATATTCATATCCAGGGATATCACAAGTAGCAAGCTGAGATAGCTCCGCATGGCAGATGGAAAACCGCAAACCCATTTCCGTCAAAACCATTTCCACTGTATGCGTGTAATACACCCGATACGCTTCAACCCGCTTGTCTGTCCCGGTAAGCGCTGACAGCCGGCTTTCGCCAAGTGTCGCAAGCGCCATATTCATTATCTCAAGGTCAGTGATCGACATAGCTTATGCCCCCCGTACTTTCCGCTTTGTGGCAGCGGTAGCATCATCAAGAGCGGTTTCATCCGGGACATTGCTTTGGTCCTCAATGACGGATTCCACGTACTCTTTCAACGACTCATCAATCTGATCAGTAAGCTCATTAGCCACCGTTTCAGTAGGCTGTTCCGGCTCTGTTTGTTCGGAAGTGACCGGCATTTCTGCCGGCTCTCCCCGATATTCACGAACCATATTGATCGCGGCCTCATCCGTAGGCTGAAAGCATTTGAGCAATAAACCATCGAATTTATCAAGCTCGAATGGTTGAACGTCATGTACTTCTTCACCTGTGGTAAAGAACCGATCACGAAAGCCGTAGCTCTTCTCTGTCGCCGTGAATATCGCCATTTTATGACACCGCCTGGAATGACACGTCTCCCGTTACGAATGCGGATGCCAAAGCCGGACCAGTAGCGTTAGAACCAGCGACAGTATAATAAACACGGACATACCGCTTTGTATTCTGCGGAATCTTGAATTTAACCAGAGTCGTATTTGCAGTTAACGAAGCCGGCAAAAGTGCCGCCGTTGAATAATGGGTAGTTGCGTTTGAAAAGCCTGTATTATCAGCGCTTTGAACTGAAACAACAAGGCTAGTCAAAGTCGCCCAAGCATTTGCGCCAGTTTTTACAACTACCCAAGAACCATCGTATGCGCCACCCGCGGCCAACGTGTCAATATAGTTTGTACTTGCCGCTGATCCCGTTACGGTCTGCCCGTCTGACATATAGGTCAAGTTATCAGTAATCATGTTTTTTCTCCTTAATAGAATCCAACAACACCAGTTGTGTAGTGGAATACGAGATTTACTGCCGGTGTAGCCGCCGTTGTCCCGTTGGTAATTGACAACTTAATCACATCGCCTGGGTCAAAGCTGGAATAAACATCATTCCAATTGGTGTGTAATGTTGTTTTATCAGGAAACAACGTCACTGCATTGAATGTAAGACTGACCACAGATGTGTCGTTCTTTTTCAATACCCATTCTGATGTGTTACTGCCATCAATTCCCGCAGAATTATCAAGCGCATGGATTGTGACTGACCGTAACGTGCGGTAGGTTTCAAGTGCTGTATTGGTAAACGTTGGATTTGTCCAAATCGCAACCTCATCCAAATCAACACCAGCCGCAAGTGCCGGGATATGAATGCATGTTTCATAGTGGCTATGAGGTTGAAAAGTATACAGCTCATTTACCATTGTCTGGACATGCTGCCGTAAACTGCCACCACCAAAAACATCACGAAATTGAATAATCGCCATGAGTGCGCTCCTTATGAAATCGCAGTTTCAGTGTTAAGAATCGCATCGCAACGACGGATAGGAATACCCTTGAATCGCATTTCAGTGTAGGTGACACCATACAGAGGATCAACCAAATCAACGTACCGGAAAGTATCGCTGAACAGCTTCATTTTGATTTCAAGGTAGGTCATTACAGTGCGATTGCAATAAAACACCATTTGCTTTCCAGATGGGTTATTGATCATATTGACGGCACGGGTCATGTGCTTGATCAGGTTCGTTGAAGTGTCTGTGGAATCACCAGCAGTCGCCAGGTCAGACATATCAATATTCGCAATACGAACAATGTTCTTATAGTTCTGGACAGCAAGACCACAATCCCAACCATAGATCGATGCTAAACCACGGAATTTATTGTTCGACGCATCAAAACAATCAATTTCGCCAAGGTCCTTATATTGAATACCAGCCTGACTGTTTTTCGGGTAGATGCCATAAACTGAGTTATCGCCCCATGCAACCAGCCACATAGATGAATTATCAGAAGATGAACCGCCAGCCTTAATGATTTGTCCACCAGTATCTGAATTTGAAGTAGCCGCATAACGAGGCGCAAGGCCAGTGAATTCAACTTCGTTGCTGTCCTGATTGCCATAGAATAGAAGATCAACAAATGTTTGATTCAACGATTCAATGAATGCCGCGTCTTCACTCATACGCCAAGATTCGGTGTTGCCGTTCAATTTCGCTAATTTAAGATCAACCTCAGCGCGGGTTTCCAGCATTGCCATTGTCTCAGTGCGTTGCATGGTGGTTGACTTGGTTGCCGCAACACCCTGATTCAAACGCCGTTTGGTTACACCAGGCAGTGACGTACGATAAGTAGTAAGGTGACCAGTAGCCAGATTAGAAGCCTTCCAAGGAATATCAAGTCGGATTGCATCTTCACGGGCAAGGATTTCAACGATATTACGCGAAATCATGCCATCTTCCATACGGTTATAAAAGTCAATTAATGTCGGTAAAGTAGTTGCTAAAGGCATAGCACTGTCCTTTCTTAATCAAGTACCATATTGCTATTTGGATACATTGGTTGTTTTTGTGGGGTAGGGACGCCACCACCGGATACATTTGCATCCTTCAAGGATTCCCCAATTGCCGCCATGAATTTCACGAAAACTGGATTATTACCAAGTCCGGTCTCCCGCTGAAAAGCGGTGAACGCTTCGCGATCATCTTTTGGCATGAACTTATCAAGCGCGGTCATAATTGCGGCCTGCTTGTCTTTCAGTTTATCGCCAAATGCTTTATTGATTTCTGCTTTTTGTTCCTCTTGCTTCGCTGACCATTCTGCTTTTCGTTTCGCTTCCTGTTCAGACAACGCCTTTTCAACCGCGCTTTTCGTTGCGTCTGACTTATCCTTCAACCAATGCTCTGCCGCTTCCTTGGAAAGCCCGAGACTCTTGAACATATCCTTGTGTTTTTGGATATCTTCATCATTGAGGCTCAGCCCTTCAGGCAGCTTCAAATCATCATAGGACACGTCAACCGCTTTTTCTGCGGGTTGATTCATTGCATCATCAAGGACAGTACCTTGTCCATGGCCTTCATTTTCCACTTCAGTTTGTTGTGTCATTTTCGTTCATAGCCTTTCTGGTGTCGAGCACCGATTTTCTTTCATTTACCATCTGCCTATACTTGTCCGGCGCTTCCGTGATCAATAGGTGCATCAACTGTTTTCCAAGGTCAGATTTACCATTCTTATACGCCATTGCATATGCATTCTGGTCAAAGTGTGACTGTAAAGGCTGGCACTGTTCGAGTAGCCAGAACATAAACCTTCGGAAGTCCGGGCGGGCGATCAGTGTATTAAAATCCTTCCTGATCTGGTCAATGTCCCTCATCTCTGGTACAAATGCGGTCATACTGGCTGGCCCCCCGTTATCGCTCCAAGTGCGGTCTGTTTACCGATAGGAGTTTGGGCAAGTGCCTGGGTGGCCTGGATGGCGCTGGTATAATCCTGGCGCTGCTGCTGCTCCATCATTGCTTGTTCGCGGGTTTCACGCAGTTCACGTACCTTGTCCGCGCCCTTCAAATGTTCGTTTGCACCCAGGTTTAGTGCGTATTTCTTCACAACATCATCAACGTCCAGCCAGTCCATCGGATCATCACCGGAATCACCCTGGGTGCTACTCCGTAAGTATGTCAAAAACTGGACGAGCTGTTCCATCGGTAGCATTTCAGTTGCACGCTGAAGGATAGACAGGATACCAACGAACTTGAATTTGACTTCTTGGCCCTGCAATGCGGAAGGCACCCGGCCAATGCGGGCCTCGGCCAGTGTCATCAATTCGCCTTCAACCGTGACCATCGTATTCATCACGATATTGAGCACGATTTCAAGCATATGAGACAGCGCCTTTTGAAGCTGCATAACGACAGGGCCCACGGCCTCAACCATTTCAGAGTATCGGCGATTCACTTCATAGGCGGTCATTCGATTTGGGCCAAGGGTTTTCAACAACTGGAATAAATCAACAAAGAACATCGAGTCAATTTTCAGTTCCTTTTCCCTGATCGCCTCAATCAAATATTTCGGGTCCCTGAACGGCATTGCAGGGGTAAGGCCGATATTCCCACCGCCGGCAGCCGCCATGCCAGCCTCAAAAGTAATCACACCACCTGGCACGATCTGTGTATGATCGCTGACCCCATGTGACACCCAAGTCGGATTGGCATTAAAGGCATTGATCATATTCAAGTCTTTCTGCATGGCCTGAAGCTCTTTCACTTCTGGAAGGGCGATAGCACCGGGATATTCGCCACCATAAATCTGGCTGCTATCAATCGGGTGGGCCGTCGCTACGACGACAGGAAAATAATCAAATCCGCTCTGTTCAATGAACTTGTCCTGATGCTCAGATTCCAGCCACTTCAACGACAGCCACCGGCGGGATCGGGGATCATCCTTTGTGGCCTCATAATCGCTATTCGGGATAATGATCCACATATAATTCCGGTAGGTATTAAACTGCTTATTGTCATACGCCTGCTTAATCGAATATGGCATCTGATCATACCCGAACTCTTCCACAAGCTGGCCAACAGATTTCCTCTGTTTGACTGCAAACTTGGTAACTGCGCCACGCTTATCACGGCCAAGATAGTAACTCCCTGCGGTAAACGAATATGCACGCACAACATCTTCATAGTCGCGGGCGACAATAAACACACCACGGGAAAACAGATTGAATTCCTTGTACAGATTAATCAACTCGGCATAGACATTCGATTCAGCCAGGATCAACCGGATATCAGCGGTAAGATCAGCAAGCCATTGTGCGGCATCGGAATCATCATAGGCTTTATTCATTGGCTGGCAGACAAACCACGTTTTGGTCTGATCGCTCATATAACTCATAAACCCGGCGGCGCACTTCTCGACGCTAGTGAGTGCATAAGAATTCAAAATCGTTTTGCCATCGACAAACCGCTTTTTATTCTCCGACAGGTTGAAAGCGCCACGCATAGGGGCCATATACTTTGAAATCTCAACATCCATAGACTGCTGAGCCGCCCTGTACTCGGATTCCATCGAAAGGTAAATCTTTTCTGCCGTCTTTTGATCAATCATATCTGGCCCGCTCCACTTGTCCCGTCAAAATTTGGTGATATCAAATTGCTCACCGGGTTCACTGTATCCATTGCCGTTCGGCCACGCTTCATCTCAATATTCCGCTGTATCCGGGCACGCATCGAAAGCACCTGCCGGGTACCCTGCTTCCGCTTCCGTTCGGTCGCGCCATAAACCTGGTCTATCAACGAGGACATATCAGTTCCGGGTACTGCTGAAAAAGTAGTTCCCGGGGTAGCGGACTTGTATATGCCAGACAGCATATTTTCAAAATCTCCTTGAATAGGCAAATATCCAATGTAAGCCACGCTAAAACTCCCTCATTGACATTTTTTGTATATACATTAAATCATACCATATTTCAACAAAAATCAATACCTATTAAACCCATATATGCTTTTAACTGCGTGCTCCATATTCGCGATAGGTACAGTAGAACCATAGTTCGGGAGAGCCAAACCGGCAGCTGTAAGGGCGGGATAATCAAAGCCCCCTGATCGCTTCTGTATCGGAATGGCAAACGTAACGGCAAGGGCATCGGCACGGTTAGGCGACCGGATACCACGCACCTTCATATCCTTCTTCGATTCAAGTATCATCCACCCGGCCCTTGTTCCACTCATTACCGTATGCATTTCAGGGAAGGCTAGTTCCTGTTCAAGCTCTGTGTCATCATTATCAAGCACAGCACCATCACGCAGCCATATCCCCATCTGCCGCCATATCCACGTCCGCATATTCGCATAACCAACTTCCGGGGCCTTACTACCAAATGGCACTAAATACACGCCCTTAAAGCCCATAGCCTTCAGCGCACTATAAATCCCAGTACCATACCCCTGATCCAATATCCACGCATCAACAGGATACTCGTGCATTGTCCGTACCCTCGCAACAATATCACCGGCAGTAATCACATCATTGTCATTCCTCGGGATTGTCAGGACATGCCGCACAAAATTGCCCTGCCTCAAATACACCTCAAGCGGATCATCACCTGTCCACGAACCATCTATACCAACAATAACAGGGGCGTGATTCCAATCCGTCTTACTCCGAAACACCCGCTTACGGGCACTCGCGATCCACTCAGACAATATCGCCTGATTAATACTCGACCTGGGGAACATACCCCTAATTCGTACCCTAACAAAATCAGAATCCTCACCCCACTCATCAACCATGGCCGCCAATTCCGCCTTATTCGTCAGCGTCACTGTCCGGCTATCAATCTGCTTTGTCCGCCACCGACTCTTTGGCTTATGAAAAC